AGGGTTAATTGTGTATAAGTTAGTAGAAGATAGCCGCCTAATTTTAATCAGTCCAGCAGTGGAAAGCAAGTGCATGTAATTGGTTAGGGTTTTTTTACTGCATCCTAAATCCTTTCTGATCTTTGCGTATCTAGGAAAGCACTCGCCTTTCTTTTGATTTACATACTTTAAAAGCATTACAATGATCGCTAAAGCATAAGGCTTTCTGTTATCTGCCAAGCCTTTGTAGCCAGGATGATCAAATAAACCAGTAGGTACTCTAATATGTTGCTTATACTTTGGCATTAAACCTCATTCCCCCAAGCATCCCAGCCTTCAGTCTTTTGTCTGGCAAATAATTCAATAGAAGTTTTATCTCCACAAAAACCTTTTATAACATCTCTAAATAATTGTGGCTTAACACTATGACCAATAGGTTTATGTTCATAACAAGTTTTAAACTTACCAATTCCAGGCTGTCTTACCCATTTGTTTTTAAGTTGAGCATATAATAAAAATTCTGTGGACCACATAAAACTAAATGGAGTAAAGCCATAAGTTTTATTCCAAGTGATAGTACAATTATATTTAAAACCCCACTTATCAATTATGTCAAAAGTCTTTGGTAAAAATGTATGTGTAGTCCAGATAAATAAATGACACTCATCTGGGTTTGTTATTGATTGTATAGGTAAGTTAGTTATATCTTCAAGTTTCATTGTCTTGTAAGGCATATCTAATTGTGTTGGTCTAACCTTTCTTGATATTAGTTTTATATTCCAAGGTGGATCGGCATATATAATCTGGTACTTTTTATTAGGAAAAGGTATCATTTTTGCTTATGTTTGCACACTTTATCATGCTGTATCTGTAAATCTAACATAACGTAATACCACTCCTCTTCTAGAATAGGGTTTAAACCGCCTTTAATAGGGTATAGACGCTGAACTTTGAACTCTAGGCTATCCGTATCTGGTATAGGTTTATAGTATAGCAAAAAACAGGGTATATTTAAGCCTTGTGCTATGGCTTCTACAACATTAGTATATTTCTTATAGTTCTTACCAGTATCATATACAGTTTCAATAACTGCTAGTGGTTTCCAACAAGGTTTATTAATACAGATAGGAACTGAATCAATATCTATGTAAGCAATATCATTACATTTATTTCTATGCCATTCGGAATAGAAGTCGCCAAATCCACCTACAAAATAATTATATCTTGCCATTTAATTCTGCCTCCATAATTGATAATCCAATTTGTCTTGCGATCTGTGGTACAATAGAATTGCCTAAAGATTTTATTCTGTTGGATCTATCTTTGTCCAGTTCATAGGATACCCCATTAGGAACTCCACAAAGTTCGGATTCAATCTGCCACCAGGTTTGTTGTCTTTCAGAACTTGTCTTGGTAATGAACTCTTCTGATCTCTGCTCTCTTTCCAAGTTATGTTGTATCCCGCATCCTTGTGATCCCTCGCTACTGGAGTTGGGTACATCTTCTCCAAGTACAGCATTGCATCCGATAGTTTTGCATCGAATGTGTTCTCTGGTTTGTTTTTCTTTCTCAGTATAAATCCACCCTTCTCTGTCATCTCCACTCTTGAGCTCTGTTCCCCTCCCTCTACACAACCTGCTGTTGGCGTTGGAAACATCTTCACTGCCATTGGTAATGGCATTCCCCCTTGACTGTATTTCTTCGTTCTCTCTGATGCTGAATCCTGTGTTGGTGTTGGGTACATATTTTTTGTTGGTTTGCCATACATTACTTGTTCCGATAGACTTCCTGGAGGTACTGTCTTTCTCCCTATCTTGGACCGGTATTCCTTTCTCTTCTCCATCGCCTCTTCTGATCTCACTGACATATCTGTTGCTGTCGGAGTAAGCCATAATCCAGATTCGTTTCCTTTGATGCCATGCACCGATGCCTGAAGCTGGAATAATAATACATTGGCTTTTGAAACCTTCGTTTTCCAAGTCATTAAGCACCTGTCTGAGTACCATGCCTTCGTTGATATTAACAATGCCTTCAACATTTTCTCCAATAACCCATCTTGGTTTTGTTTCTCTAATGACTCTAAGCATTTCATCCCAGAGGTAACGATCATCTGCTGTTGATTTTCTTTTTCCTGCAACGCTGAATGGTTGGCAAGGAAATCCCCCTGTAACGACATCTGCTTGGTACTTTTCTCCTTTGACATTTCTTATATCCTCCTCAATGTTAATGTTGGACCAATGTTTCTTTAAAACCTTTTGACAGAATTTATCTTTCTCTACAAAGCCAATCGTTTCAAAGAAACCAGTTGATTCTAAACCTAAACTAAACCCACCTATACCAGAAAATAAATCAAGCGTTTTTAGTTTCATTCTTAGTTCTTTCTTGCATAAGTTCTATATGCAAAACCTGTATCTCTTCGTTTAATCTATCTATTTCTTTTTTAAGTAAGACGATCTTCTCGTCATACAATTCTATTACATCCTCAACGTGTAGTTCTTGATCAATCATTTCATCCTTTCAAAATATTCAAGCAGTTTAGTTATATCCATATTTGGTTTTAAACCTTTATTAAAAGGTGCTGGTATTTTATTATATATTTTAAGCGTATCTCTTTTTACTTTTAATATTTTTAAAAGCATTTTTCTTTTATCATCCATTTAGTTCTCCAGTTTTTTAATAGATAAAATTACGCCACGAGGAATTACAACGCAATCTCCTACGTCTAGACTGTCTGTATTAAAACTATATGTTGCAAAAGTTTTTACCCAATCTTTATTCTCTTCATAAAGATAACCTATTGTAGTACACATAGCAGGAACTAAGTCTTTTAGATCCTCCTCAGTATTCCATGCGTTGTCGCAACTGTTTATATCCAGCCAACTTATAATAACTTTATCAAAGTTTATTGACTTCATACCATGCCTCATAAAAATCATTAGGAGTTACCCCTGTTAGTTTTGTAATTTGTTTCATAAAACGTGGATGCGGTATTCTTTGGCAGTTTTTCCAACGCAACAAAGTTACTGTTGGATTAGTTCCTTTTAATCCCAAGAATTTAGCAAAGTCTTTGTTAGGAAGTTTTTTATCTTCCTGACATTGTGTTAGTCTGTGTTTCATTTAGTTTTCCTTTTTATTTTATTACCAAAGCAATCAAACATTCTGTGATACTTTTTTAATAGTTTATTTAATTGTGATTTATTCTTATTCATATTTACCTCTCTGTTTTAAACCCTTATAAACCAATGTGGTTTCATGTCAATTATAATTATTGACATAAAGGTTATTATAACTATTATGGGTTAAAAAAAATGAAAGGCTTATAATGGTTATTGATTTAACAAAGAACAATTCTATAGCAGCTATTAAAAATATTGACGAGGATTTGGCACTCTCTTATTATTCTAAACTAGGTTTAGATCACAGCTCTCCATCACAAGAGAATATGTCTGACAGTGATTGGTTGATTAGATACTGCCACTTCACACAAGAAGATAGAAGATTGATGAACGGAAGTTTTAGAATGACTGCTGGAGTATCTATTGGTAGAGCATCACAAAAATATGTTTCTAAATATATATATGAAGCAGAGAAGAGAATGCTTAATGAGAAAAAAGATTTAGATACTATCATCAAAGAAGAATTAACTGAGTATGATAAATACCAAGCTCATAATCAAATAGATAAAGAACAACACGAAGATACAAAAAACTATCTTGCTGATATGATTAAGATTACTTGCAAAGCATTAGCTGATCTTAAATTAGGTGATGAAGTTGGAAGTGAAAGATACTGCACACATAAATTTAAAGAATTAGTTTTATCCAAAATCGGCAGAATAGATTACGAGCAAATGGATACTTCTGTAAGTGGTACTAAACCTAAGTTGGTGGAGTTAAAAACAAAACACAGATCAAAAAGAAAATCAGATACTAAACAAGGTTACTCTTGGATCAAAGGTTACTTACCCAAGCAGCCTGATATTTTACACGTAAAGCAGTGTGCCTTTTACTGGCGAAGTACTGGTGGAAAAATTCCTCACTTGCTTTATGTTAATCAAGACAGCTACAATGTGTTCACTCCTGATACTTGCGAACTTCTAACTCCTGAGTACATGGATTTTTTAATTCAACAAGATTTAATCAAAGCAAAGATCAGACAGAACTTAGTTTATCTTTGTAAAGGTAATCCATTTGAGATGGCTAAGTTAGTTCCACCGCCAGACTTCTCAGGGTTTATGTGGAAAGATATTCAAGAGGAGTATGTGCGTAAAGCTGCATCACTATGGGACAATGTGTAGGAATATGGATATAAATTATTATCACAAGCAGCATGACAAGATTAAACAACAGTTTCGTCATGATATTATTATGCGTAAATTAAAAGAGAGAGAGGATAGGTTATATAGAAATATGTTTATAAAATTATCATTAGTTATT